GCCGCGAATGTCTGCTTCATTAAAGGCAAACAAGCCGCATAAGCAGCCGACTAGCCAATTACCAATTTCAGTTTTGAGATAGGAAATCTGGGCTTACCCCACTATTTTAAAGGTACCTTATCGGTATCTTCCTAAACTCGGACATCCCGAGGCATCCAACTAGCCGCTGTTATTACGCGTTTAGTCATTTTATGAAGGTTATGTCCTTGTTACACAAGGGCAAAGATTGCAAGTGTGTTAAGTACTTGCGTCACTTGGCGAAGCTCTATTCCAAACATATGGATCTTCGAATTCAAAGTCGTCACAGAGAACAAACGTCTCTTGTGCGCTTAGGAAGTCTAAGGCCATACGCTGGGTAGAGTCCAACTCAAGGATGCTGTCCACACCGAATTCATCTTTCATTGAAATAAAAGACTGTTCAGCTAAAACAGCAGCACGAACCTCCTTCATTGGCCAAGGAACCTTATCAACCAGTTGTAAAGCTGGAGATGAGATTAACTTAGTTATGAAATCGTATTTCATTACGAACAGGTTCAGTTCATGATGTATAGTGAGAGATTGCTCAATATCTCTTTCAGTTAAACTGAAAGATTTAATGAGTCTTTCTCTAAGCTCATTCACTCTCTGATAATCGTCTTTGCCCTGGTAAACCAGGTCATTGGCAAGTAACAGACAGTGATTATAAAGATCACCTCTCAATTCTTCATTCAATTCTTTCTCAGCAAAGCCTTTTGGCCAGTTGATCAAGAAGTGAACTATGGTTTGAGGAAAGTCAGGCACAAGGAATCGAAATCTTTCGAAAGCCTTAATTGCTTCTGCGTCCAAGTTATGTCCCCAATAAGGAAGTAGTTTCGCACCAACTAAATGGTCTCTAAAAGAGAGAGCATTTAATCTAATCTTTGAGACATCGAAGAAACCAGTCTGACGAAAGTCAGAAAGGCTCTTAAACATCTCAAATAAATCGCACACCGCGGTTGTCAATGGGAGATTTCCCGTTATAGGAAATCCCTCTTTACCATTTCTGGTATCGACAACGTAAGCATACGTGCTTCTTAAATCCATCATCCCAATATGGGAAAAATGGTTTAATAAACTAAAAACTAAATTATTCAAATGCTTAGTCATTTTTGACTTAGCATTTGGTAATTTAGCTTCCTTTCTCCATGAGGATTTGAAATTAAATTTTAACAATCTAATTAAAATCCCATGAGAGGAAATTAAATGTCTGTCACCTAATGACAAGATGAGAGGAATAATATCCTTCCATCTAGCCGTCGATGCAAGTTGTTTCCAACTAAGACCTGAAACTTCTACCCCGTTAAGGGCAGTACGTTTCGCAAACTCTAAAACCTTCACTCCTTTATCAGAAATGATAGATTTTGAAGGATTGGTCTCAACACCTAATTCGGTCATAACTCTTACATACTCAATGTAAACATCTTTATCAAAAATAACGATGTCGTCACCGAGTATCTCGTAACAGGTATGCCAAACATGTTTGGACATTCCAACGTTCACGCAACAAGCTTGAACAATGAAATGATGGCAGACAGCAAGCATAGCCCACGAAGACAAACAACCCATTGGTTGACCTGTCCCATAACGCACGCTCGTGTGAGCCGGAATATCAAGTAATGGCTCTCTGAGTATGAAGGATCTTTGTCGAAACAAATCTCCCCATGCCTCAGCAAGCTCATTAGATCTGAATAAATATTTCAGAATGGAGACTTGAAGGTCTATCGGTAACCTATCTGTTGCTGCAGATAAATCTGCACAAAAGATACCCGAGGGTGATTCATTTCCCTTAATAACTGCTCTATCAAAAGCAGCATTTTGGTCAAATGTACCATCATTCGGAAGCGTACGTAAGAAACGGAATAGAACATTGTGAAGAGGAGCAAATAAACTTTGCGTCCATAAATCACAAATGGCTATAACCCGCATCTTACCAGCTGGTTCTGGTATACCAACAAGCCTTCCAGATTGGAAATCATGCCAGGCTCCAGGTCTGGTTATTTTTGTAATAACCTTCCTGTCCTTGACATGGTTTACATCGTATTCTTCGAATACTTCTGGATATATGAGTAAAGGTCTAGACTGCATGTGCTCATCAAGGAAATCAATAGTCCCTCTCCGCTTAGAAGCACAGTACCTCATATCTGAGGAATGTGCACGCTGAGCAAGAGAGAGAGTTTTCTCAAAGAGATCTAATAGACCTGACTTCGTTATAGAAGCATAGGTTCTAAAAGCCTCTAAGAGAATTTGATCTCTAGATAAAGCAGCAGCATCACCAAATAAACCAGTAAACGCAAGAGATCCGTTAGGACCTGCTTTTGTAGACGGTCTAAGGTGATCACTTTTAAGGTTTCTTAGATGGAAAAGAGAGCTTCGCCCTCTTTTCGCTTCTATAGAAATAGCCTTAAACTTGAAAACCAGATCACTATAAACAGCGTAGGAAAACTTAGGACCATCAGTAATGGTGTTTAACTTCACCTTCCGTGGGGCCTCAATTACTCTATAAATAGAGAGTATTGATAGCCACCAACGGATTACTTTTGGATTAAGATTTCTAATCTCTTTCCGGTCCATCGAGAGAATAAAGGGAGGTAAACCCCTCTTTAATCTCGGAAATGGAAGACCGGGCTCAATCTCTTGAAGAGAATGAACACGGTTACCAGAGAGATAACGCTGTAAAGCAACATGACAGGCCTTAAGATACTTCACAGTAAATAAGGTACCATGGTCGGAGTTCATTATATATAACATATATAAGAACTTGTTCAAGTGTCTAAGCCTTGGTGTAACCCTAATGCTTTGGAGAGCTAGTACCGTAATAACGGGAACTACCTTCCAAAACATTTTCACAAATGTTTTCACACCTGTGAGCGAGAACACACTCTTCATAACTCTTACTTTATGTTGTAATTTGCCTAACAAAGGTTTGTTAAGTAGATTATGCATAATATGTATTAGTTATAAGGGGTGCGGAGTTATCCGCTTGGGAGCGGTCTCTAGTTCTTACTAAAACTAGGGGCCACCTAGACCGTTTGCAAATATAGGTCACGCGTTGTGAACCAACTTTGCAGACACGGTAATACCATTAGGGGGGGACAGACACTATTGTGTTAAGACCCTGAACGTGGACTTCGGTTCATGTTAAGGATAACCTTA